TAAGTCAATAAACAAAGCCGCAAATTTATGTCTTAATCGACCAATAAATTTAGCAAACTTAACTTCGTCTCTTGATATTTCAGAAGAACGCCCTATATTAAACCCAGATTCTGGAGTTAATCTTGAAGCAGGGACATTCAAAGATTTGTAAAGTTTGTTTTGGAAAAACACAACATCGTCAATTTGACCTAACGATTGTCCACCTGGAAGGGTAACAATTTCTGTGCCTTTAGAACCATCACGACGCGGCATCCAATAATCTTCAATCATTGAAGGAGATTTGCGATCCTCGCTTATTTCTCCGGTCGTTGAGTTGTATACAAGTTTATTTCTAAACCGCGCCATAGTATCTTGAACATATTGGTCAGCCTTAATTTTAGGTAAAGAACCAACATCAATATAAAACACACGGCGTTCTGGTGCGCGGGTATAACGGTAGATAATCATTGCGTCTTCAGCCATTTTAAGCTGATTGACCAATTTGACACATTTATGCAGATAACTTTTAGCCAACCCAGTATTAGAATCAATTAAACCGGAATTAACATAAATTACAGAATCTGTTGAGAGTTTGATACCTTGGTTTGTAGTAGAAGTAAACCCTTTATCGTTGTAAAGATAATAAGAATCACCATCAACGTGAACATCATTGCCTGATGCGTCTTTTACCTTTTTAACTTCTTTAATTTTACGAATTTTTCTTGGGTCGATATACCGGACTTCAACAATCCCATTTTTCAGATTATCTTTATCAAGTACAATATGGAAATACATTCTTCCATCAATGTACCATTGTCTAAAAAAATCATACCCTTTTTTATTGAAGTCAAGAATGTTTAAAATGTCATTAAATTCATCTCTAATTTTATTTTTAATCCCTTCAGAGTATTTAACCCCGTCCAGATTAATAGAAACTGGAGATTTAATGCCATCAAACGTAATTGCTTCATTCGTAATATCATCAATAGCAGATGAACAATCAGGATAATCAGCAGCAATCCTATACTGTCTGATTAACTGATTTTCGTCTTTAACAACGCCGTCTAAGTCTAAGGCTAGACCATAAGCAGAATAAGCGCTTATGATCGAGCCGTCGTCATTAGATGGAGGAACAATAGATTCAATTTTTTTCTTAGATTTATCTTCTTTTTTACCGATAGTAAATCCGAATATTCCAGCCATAATTTATATTATTCCAAAAAATAAAGTTTAAACAGTAGGACCTGTAGATAACACTTCTGGTTTATCGCCATCTGCAAAGGTAAAGTAATCATATGTAAATGTTACTGTAAATTCTTCGATAGCATCACCCTGACCGTAATCTAACTGAATATCGCTAACACTGCTAGGGTATGCATTATGTAGCACGTATTGACGTAGAATGGTATCAGCATTTCTGTCTAATTGGTTAACTATAATGTTTCCCCAATAGCCACGTAAATCACCGCCGATAGAATCATTGTTAGAAATAGCATAGTGCCATTCTTCAAACACTCTACGGTTACTGAACTCATTATCGTTAATAAAGGTAGCAGTCCATTGCGCAAAAGTTTTTTCACCGGCAAAATGGATAGTTTTACCACGAAATGGCACGGCTACGTCACCAACATCAAATGCTGGTAAAGCAGCTGCTTTCAATAAAACTACTTTAGTGGTATCAAATCCACGGTCACCTGGAAGGATAACACTGAATTGATTTGCTCTCGCGCCGCCTGTTGAAAGAGCAGCTTTAAATCTGTCGATAGTTGTAGACATTTATTATGCTCCTGCTGTAGTAAACGCAACTGATTGACGAGTTGCAACGAAGTTAAGAGTGATATAGTTGATGCTATAATTAGGTTTGACGAAAATGTCGGCAACGAAATTATTTGTTTCAACAACATTAGCGGTGTTGTTAGTTGCATCACAAACAACTTTAAAGTCGTTAATGCCGCGTCTACCTTTAATATCTCTTAAGAAAGGTTCGATCAAGTTTTTAAACTGTGCTCTTGTTGTGTCATCATTAATAGCGAACAATTGATATTGAGCAGATTTTTCGATAGATTTTTCTAACAAAATAAACAATCTACGAACACCGATACGGTCAAACGCGCTTGGGCGGTCTAACAAAGTTTTATCGCCGAACAATACAGTTCCTTGACCTTTAAAGGTAACAACTGGGTTAACATTTTGAGGATACAAATTATCGCGATCAGCTTTTGTAGGATTAACTGCTAATTTGATAACGTTTTTAATTTGACCGTTGTTAAAGCCGCCATTTGAAACCCATGGTTCAGATGTAATAGCAGCAAGACCAGCAATGTCACCGTTTAAAGCAATCCAACGACGTTTATCATTATAAGCGTCATATTGATATTTAGCGCCTGTATCTAAGAAGCCATATGAAGACGATGGTAATTCTGAACGATACTCAAGCAATTTATCAATAGCATCAGAACCAGTACCTTTGATGAATTCACCGGTAATAGTATCTTCTGGAGAAATAAATACGATAACGTCTTTTCTTGTTTCAGCTAAAGCAACAGCATGACTAGCAACAGTTGAAGAAGCTTTTCCTAAAGCGATAAAGGCAAAATTATATAAGTCTTTATTTGCAAGCAAATCTAAAGCAAGAATTTTTTCACCATCTGTAATCGATGCAGCATCAGTACCGCCGCTTAATTCAACATATAATGGATATGTTAAAGATTTGAATGATTGAGTTTTAACAATCACATCAGCTAATTCTGTGTTCCATGCGATACCTGTACCAGAAACGGCGCTTGGAATATCCAACCAGTAAACATAAGCAGACGCGCTGTTGATAACAGTTTTATAGTAGCTTGAAGAACCATCATCATATTTAGCATCAGATGCTTTAGATAAGAATGAATACTTTTCAAGGGTAGCACCTTTCACACCAGTAAACGCACCATCTTTGTCGATAACTAAGATATGGATTTCGTCTTTAGCATTTAATACGCCTTTGCTTTTCGCATAAGAAGAAGTAGCAGGAGCTGAAGTAAATTGACCAGTATAAGAACTTGCAATTGAAACTTCAAAGGCAACACCTGAAACAGCAACTTTGCCGAAATTAACTAAAGTCAAAGATGTATTAGTTTCAATAGAAGCAACTGTGCCAATAACTGTATGGGTTGAATCAGCTTTATGGATAACTTCACCAACTTTTAAAGTTGATAAGAAAGAAGTACCAACACCGGTAAGCGTTTTAGAAGATGTTGTAGAAGTAACAGTTCCAACACGAGATTGATATTGGAAAGTGTTAGAGTCAACAACAACGACTTGAATAGAGTTACCTAATTTGCCTGGATAACGAGCAGCAAATTCACCGATATTCAAACCGCCGTTAATATAGTTTGATTCATAATCGTCATAGTTATTGATTTTGATACGATTATCTTTAAAGGTTTTTACTTCAGTGGCAAATTTGCTTCCAGAAACTGCGATAGAACCATTAGCAGTTAAAGCCAAATTGGTATTATCTGTGATAGACGCAATCGTTCCGATAACTACACGAGCTGGTGTGGTTAATATATCACCAATTGATAATACTTCTGTAAAATTAGTACCAACACCAACAACAGATGTTGAACCAGTTGTTGAAGTAAGTGTACCTGTTAATGTAGAAGCGATACCGAACGCAACACCTGAAGCAACAACAGCAGAGTTAGCCGCTAATGTTAAATGAGTATCATCTGCGATAGAAAGAATTGTTCCTAAAATATCATATCCAGCTGAACTGGCAGATAATTTAGTTACGATATCCCCAACCGCAAGTTCAGTTGTGAACAATGTGCCTGTACCAACTACAGCAGCAGAACCTGTAGATGCAGTAACAATACCTGTTAATGAATCAATAGAAGACGTAGTTGGAGCAGCACTTAAAGTTAACTGTGTGTTATTTGTAATAGAAGCAACTGTACCGATAACGTTATAGTCAGCATCAATTAAATTTTGGCCAACTGTTAATGTAGAAAACTGTGTACCATTAAAACCAAATACAGCAGTAGAACCAGCAACAAAATGCACAGTACCGGCTAAATCTACAGAAGGAATTTTAACAGAGGTGTATTGAGCATCAGCATCAGCACGAATGTTAATTAAGTTATTAGAGTAAGCTAAAAAATTAGCAGCTGTAAACCAACTTTGCGCGTTTGAATCTGTAGGTTTCCAGAATAATTCTTTCAAATTTAGTTCTGAAGTAACAGTAGTCGGTTGAAGAACTGGTCCCCAGTTAAACAACCCTACATGCGCAGCGGCTGTTGAATTAAGACCAGAAACTGTTGAAGTGTTGTCAATTTCATTGACTTCAATTCCTGGCGAGACTTGGTATGACATATGTACTCCTAAGAGAATTGGTTGTTAAAATTTATAAGGTATAAAAATATTTAGTAAAAATAGAACTTTACTTTTTAGACCAATGAGCCTATAATAGCCTAGTCGGGCGTGAATTGAGGTTAAGCGCTTAAAAATAGTATTACACCCCAAAGTTAAATGTCCATTGGTCTTGAGTTAATGTTCCTGGAA